AATTTGCACAAGATCTTAATGCATATCATTCAATTGATGCCGAAGCTGAATTAACTTCAATGTTGTCTGAGTATGTATCAATGGAAATTGATCTTGAGATTCTTGATATGTTGATTGCAGCAGCTCCTACGACCGAATATTGGTCTGCATTGAACAACAATTTCTGGAACGGATCTGGATTTACTCAATCAGGCGCTGGCGCAGCAACTGCAGTCGGTGATGGATATTACAACACCCAAGGTGGTTGGTTCCAAACTTTAGGCACTAAACTTCAAAAAGTATCTAATAAGATTCACCAAAAAACATTGCGTGGTGGTGCTAACTTCTTAGTAACATCTCCTGCAGTTGCAACTATCCTTGAGTCTATCCCAGGATTTGCTGCAGATACAGATGGTAACAAAATGGAATTCGCTGCCGGCGTTCAAAAAATTGGTTCAATTAACAACCGTTATACTGTATACAAAAATCCATACATGTTAGAGAATGTAATTTTAATGGGCTTTAGAGGTGCACAGTTCCTAGAAACGGGCGCCGTATTTAGTCCATATATTCCATTAATTATGACTCCGCTTGTATACGATCCGGTAAACTTCACTCCACGTAAAGGTGTTATGACACGTTATGCTAAGAAAGTAGTTCGTCCGGAATTCTACGGAAAAGTATATGTGCATGGACTTAATACACTTTAATAGTTAACTTCGATTAGAACGATAATTAACGAATTAACTAATAAAAAAGAAAGGGTGGCTTCAGTCACCCTTTTTTACTGTTTGTATATTTATATTAAAAGAAATATGGCAGTAGAAAGACACAAATATGAAATGTTTGCTGAAATTCGTTATGCAGGACGACTCATCGATGTATTAGATCGAATTCGAGCTATACGACTGGTTCTAATGGTACATATCGAACGAGATTTAGGACCAGATAGAGAATTAATTAAAATAAAAATAATGACTCCATATCCTGCTAGAAAAACATTTTTTGCAATACGTCAATTATGTTTAGGTAAAATTGAAACACTTAAATCGATGACATTTCAAGAATCTACTCTCACAAAATTATTATAATTATAGAAAGTTATGAGTACACAAAATCGAGAAAAAACGCCACCAAAAACTGATGTTAAATTTTCAATAACATTATCAGAAGAACAAAAACAAGCAAAAGCAAAAATTTTAGAAACACCATTTAATTTTATTTTAGGAAAAGCTGGTTCGGGCAAAACATTATTAGCAGTTCAAATAGCATTAGATATGTTTTTTAAACGGCAAATCAATAAAATTATCATAACACGGCCAACAGTTTCAAATGAAGATAACGGGTTTCTTCCAGGGTCGTTAGCAGAAAAAATGGATCCGTGGTTAGTTCCGTTGCGTAGCAATATGCGAAAAGTATACAATAAACCAGATGTATTAGATAAAATGGAACGAGAAGAAAGTATCGAACTAGTTTCATTGGCTCATTTTCGGGGTCGTACATTCGATAACGCAATTTGCATTGTAGATGAATTTCAAAATTTAACTAAACAACAGTTACAAATGGTAGTATCTAGGTTAGGAAAAGAAAGTATTATGATACTTACGGGAGATCGATATCAAATTGATTTAAAATATGGAAATGATTCGGCAGTACACGAAGTACCAAAATTAACTAAATCAAAATATGTTAATGAAATCATATTATTAGATAATCATCGGCATGAATCATTAAATGAAATTTTAAAACTTCTAAACGAAACATACTGATATTTATATAAAAAAGGATTATAATGGATTACAGCGTTCAAAAACCAATTTGGCCTGGTTCAAGTTCTTTTCAGCCAGGCGATACGCCGTTTGGGTTTTTTGATGCAGATGTTATGTTTCAACAACATGCAGATAAATTTGCTAAATTAGCTGCACAAACATTAGGATATCCCATTATGGATGTAGAATTGCAGAATATAAATTTTTATACTGCATTTGAAGCTGCAATCGTAGAATATTCCAATCAAGTTAATCAAGTAAATATTGTTAATAATCTAGTTAATACATTAGGAATAAAAACAGAATCTGCATTTTTAACTGATTCTAGTTTCACTGGTGCATTAGTTGGAAATTCGTTTGGATACATAACTAAACTATCAAAAGCATATGGAACAGAAGCAGACAGTGGAGGTACTATTCCATGGAAAACATTAAAAATTGATGTTATTCCTGGTCAACAAACATACAATTTAATAACAGAAATTTCTAGATCGTTAGGATTAGTATTAGCATCTGGATCAATTGAAGTTAAACGCGTACTTCATAATGCACCCCCAGCAATTGTGCGGTATTTTGATCCATTTGTTGGTACCGGATTAGGATCTCAACAACTTTTAGATGCATTTGATTTTGGAGGATTTTCTCCGTCTGTGTCGTTTATGATGATGCCAATTAATGCAGATTTATTTAGATTACAATCCATTGAATTTAATGATCAAATACGAAAATCTCAATATTCATTTGAAATACATGGAGATGATATTAAATTTTGGCCAGTGCCAATCCGGCCAACTGGTTCCTCTTCGGCAACGCCATATTTTAAAAATGTATATATAGAATTTATTATTACTGAAGATAAAGACAATCAAAGCGTATTATTCGGCAATACAGCACTTTTAAACGATGTTGTAAGTGATGCATCAAATATACCATATACATATCAATCATATAGTAATATTAATGATATGGGGCGTGCGTGGATATTTAAATATGGAACAGCACTTGCAAAAGAAATGTTAGGATTTGTACGAGGAAAATATTCATCGGTGCCGATACCAAATGGAGAAGTAACACTTAATGGTAGTGATTTAACATCACAAGGACAAACAGAAAAAGGCGAATTAATAACACAACTTCGAGAATTTTTAGATAAATTAACAAAAGAAAACATGATGACTCGACAAAATGCAGAATCGACGCAAATGCATGAAATGTTGTCAAAAGTTCCATTAAAAATTTATGTTGGATAAGGAGAAATCATGGCTTTATTTGGAAGCAAACGAGATGCAAAATTTTTAGCAGCAATTAATTCTGAGATAATTAATTCGATAATTGATACTGAAATACTTTTTTATAAACTAGTAATCGAACAAAGCGATTCAAATTTATATGGCGAATCTGAACAAAAAACATACTATGATTCTATTTTAATTCCATGTATTATAACTAAAGAACAAAAGACGGCAAATATGGATGATTATGGACATACATATACAAGAACTGCACAATTTGGATTATCTCGAGATTTATTAGAAAATGCAGAAATATATCCAGAAGTTGGTGATATTATATTTTGGGATAATGAATACTATGAAATAGATAATGTTGACGCAATTCAATACTTCGTAGGAAAGAATCCAGATACGTGGCCAAATGGTGACGGACATGGATATAGTGTTTCTGTTTTATGTGATGCACATGTAACTAAACAAACGCCACAAAATATTACGGATATCAGACGAGGTGGAAACAATCAATTGCCTGCATTTAGAAAAGGAATTTAATGCCTAGGTTGAATAGAAAAAATATTGATCGAAAAACAAATAAACCAGAATTGGATATTGTAGAAAGTATCCGCGGTGATCGTTTGTTAGATCGATCGATGCAAATTCGTCGAGATGATGATGTAATACGTTCACCTAAACGCACATTATATGATATTGATTATGCAATTAAATGGTTTATAGATAATGAAATAAAGCCGCAAATCGTATCTCAACAAAATATTATATTAGTTCCGGTAATTTTTGCTAATGGCGAAAAATGGGACAACGTTCAGCGATTGGGGTATCTTCGAGATGAAAAAGGAATGTTACAATCTCCTTTAATTTTATTAAAACGAAGCAGTGTTGCAGAACGAGATTCATATAAAACATTAGATGTAAATTGGCCATATGCTGAAAATCAAATTGTATATCGACAACGATATAATCCAAATAATCGTTATGAAGATGAATTATTTCCTATACCGTTACAACAACCTGTGAATTCACAACAAATACTAGTTGTTGATATACCAAAATATGTTACGGTAGAATATGAAATGATGATGTGGTGTGATTTTACTACACAAATGAATGAATTAGTGGATCAAATTTTTACATATGGTAGATTTGCTTGGGGTAATGAATCAAATAAATTTGCTACTACAATTGGATCTATAACATTTGAAACCGTTAATACAGTCGGCGAAGATCGTTTAGTACGAGCAACGATACCATTAACTGTACAAGCAACATTGCTTT